CAGCCGGTAAACGGAGGGTCCTCCAAGTCATTTTCTAGACTGAAACCATCTCCGAGTAGTACGTGTTTTCCCGGCATAACCTTCATTAAGTAAGAGCACCAACATCTTCCCCAGCATAATGCCAGAGAAGTAAAACGTACTTTACTCAAAGGAATTATGCAGGACGAGTGCACCCTAAAGGTACACCCGTGGACAGTGGCTCCCGCCTGTCCGTTCTGGGTCGCAGTTATGTGTCCGAAGTTGCCCGACTCCGCCCATTCGCACTAAGGTTGGCATGGAAATTTTCCGCCGAAGCAGATGATGCCTATTACAGTAGAGGCCGTCATAGACGCCTCTACCGCAGTGTAACCATAAATGTAAAGGTCCCTCTCTCTCACCCCGGCGGTACGGGGCTACAGGAGGGACTCTCCTACGTGACTAGTCCAAAATCACGTAAGGGCGCAGTTTATTGACTTACGCCTCAGGTCGGATGCAATTGTGTGTCCGGAGTTGCCCATCTCCGCCCATTAACACTACGGTTGACATGGATTTTCTGCTCTTGCAGAAGATGTCTATTACAACAATGTTGCAGTGTAACCATTTTTAACCGGTCCCCCTTTCACTTCTACAGGTATGAGAAGCCTACATGAGGGACACGCCCTACGCAGCCTATCCAAGACTACTACGGGAGGGCAGTTTAACGACGTACCCTACAGGTCGATCTTTCAGCTCAAAAGCTATCAATTGGCCAATCTGGCTGGAAGAAAATTGGTGGCAGACCATTGAAAAAGAAGAAATTCAAATCTTCTCCTGCCGAACAAAATGCTGGCATTATGACAATATCTGTGCCATCAGTGGATGTCGGAAGCAACACCCCAAAGTCCCAACTAGGTTCTTCAACTATTTCATCAAAACCGGGTTGGGACTGGGTTAATTCAAAACGTTTATCAGAGTAAAAAGGCACCTCCACAGATAAAATAGGATTAACCTTAGTATTGCCTATCACGGCTCCCTGTAAAACTCTCGCATCAGTGCGCTGCAAAAACCGAATTGCAGTGTTCTTCAAAGGTTGAGTAGGTTCTCGAATAACGGTAACATTCGAATTTCGAGGGGATGTGGAATCTCTCGACACAATAGCTGTAACAGAATTAAATGCATCTGTTCCAAACGATGTGTTAAATGCTGACATGTCGAATGTCCAACGTACAGATCCTCTCCAACCTAAAAACATCTGCGCCACGTAATTCAAATAAGTCGTGCTTGTGATAACATATTTCCTTCCATCTTCATAAACCTGAACCATAGATCCTGGTGAAACTAACGCGTCGTCTCTAAGTCTACCTCCATACTCAGGAAACGATCGCCTCCGGATCCACAAGTGGGCTGCGGTCGACGCATCATTTGCCACATGCACTTCAGATAAGCATGTTCTCTTAATCATCTGTCGGAAAGAACCAATAACTTCTCCAAAAAATAACTTGGTGGTATCGGTACTATCCATAAAAGCGTCTGCCATTGTATCTATCGTCGGTGGGTCCGTGATTTGATCACTACAACAATCCATATCGGTTGAATCAGCACCTTCAGCCATCTCAGGAACACCCATCTCTGGGGTGCCCATTTGTGGAGCGGTGGGATTTCTAAACCTCCATCTAAAAAGCTCTGCTGCAGGCATTGCAACTTCAAAATCATCCAGCATAGAGACAAACACGTTAATTTGAATATCTGCTACAACTGTGCCGGGCACAGTTAACTCGTTCAAAACGTAAACACTCAAAACCCCATTAGCCTGCCCAGTAAGAGGGGGCAAAGGAGTTATTGCTGAAGTAGAATAACCTATCCTATTTCCAATCGGTTTTCGAAAAGGTTCAGGTTGAGCCCATCCTATATCAACTGTAAAATCTTTCTCGGTTGCAATATCATGAATTGTAGTATAATGAGTATTGTATTCAGGGTCTATCACACCACCTTTGGGATCATAAACTAAGCGAATGCGCCCTCGATGATAATTTGAAGCAACAATCTGAAATCTAAATCTCATTGTGCCTCTCCAATAATCGAAAGGTAAAACAGCAGCTGCACAAGCGGTCAAATGCCGCTCAACTCCGTTATATCGCGTCTGCTCAGGATCCACGTAAATCTGAAACAAAGTTTGATCAATGGTGTCTGATTGTAACCAATTGAAACTGGTCAGGAAAGATTCCCGGCCAGCAATAGAGGCAATGGGTAACTCATCTGTGGGTGCTATTCCTGTTGTGGCAGGATCTAAAGTAATCTCCTGCTTGCTATCAACACTGAGTTTATTGGTGGGATATTTAGTGTCCACCACCGCTAAAGAAGATCTGGGGTTAGGAACCATCACAGAATAGTCCAAATTCGTAGGACTCGAATAACCAAAAATTTTGGCAATCGATGCAATGGCACCAGCTCCTATCTCTGTGGCCTTAGCGAATGGTCCTATACCAGGAACATTTGCCAAAGCTCCAGCATATCGAGCAACGTTACTAGCTGGGCGAGAGATCACATTTTCATTGTGCTCATCGCCCATCTCTGGTACACCCATCTCTGGAACGAAACCAGTTGGAATAGCATAAGAAACATTTTCAGCCCACGCAAAAATTGAAATAGTTACGGGATTTGTTCCCCCGTTTGCGTGTTTCAAAACTCCTATTGAGGACAAAACACATTCTCCCATTTCTCTCCATTCGTTATCTGGAATGACCCAAGCGTTTCGAGGCCAAAAGAAAGGCAACTCCAAAGATCCACCTTGACTCTCCGTGGGATTCACAAAAACCTTCATCCT